AGATGATTTGCATGTATATGATGGATATCACCACAGATTCGTAGAAAATGACTTCAGTAAGTTCGACCGTTCACAAAATTTTGAGTTACAAGGTTTATTTGTTGAATGGTTAAGGATGAATGGGTACCCATACGTTGCAGATCTAATGCACGATATGTGGCATAGCGAATTGAAACCAAAATGTAGGAAGATCAACCCTATAAAGATTCGCCCTCCTCCTCCCCATAAATGGGTAATGGAAATGATGTTTACTGGACAACCTTTTACTTGTTTACAAAATTCAATAATCAACATTCTCACTACCATTTATGTTTTGTCAAGTAGTCATGCTTGGCAAAGAGTTAATAGAGTAACAGATTTAGAAATAAAGAACAGATACACAGACCGTTACCTATTCTGTGGATTAACTGCCAAAGTTCTTTTGCCAGAGATTAACAGATCAACATTTTTAAAAGGCGTGTTTCTGGATGGGGTATGGACAAGACTGCCATCTTTTCTGACAAAATTTGGAAAAATAATCACAAGGCCTAGCTTGATTACCAAAAAACCAAATGGTATGGCGCAGATTCTTATTGCGCAATGGCTGGGATATGGTGACATGAAGAACAATTGGTTTTATAGAAAACTTCATTCACTATTTTGGTCTATTGCCATGTATAATGGTTATACTGGCTCAATAGGGGATATTGATGTTGAAATAACTACGTTGGTATCTAAAGACATGGAATATTCAGTGTCCAGTTCGAAAGCGAACTACGTATCCGATGAGACATTTAATGCATTCATGTTTGCGCGCTATGGGGTCACAGTAGAGTTGATGGAAGACTATTGTGATTTCTTAAGGAACAACCACCGCTTGCCTATGATTTATACTCACAAGTTGGTGCTAATCTTAGAGAAGGACTATTAAGTCCTTCACGTCCCAAATGACGTTAAACTTGTCGCTTAGCTAGCGTTAATAGCTCATCCCACAAATTGCGGATTATCTGTGAGTGTGTGTGATTCGAATCGATCTCTGCTATATAACCGAAACCTCTGGCGCTATTCAAGTCCCCGGGTTATATAATACATCGTCAAGATAGCACACATTAGCTGATCTGAAGCTACAGCCTTATGGGAGTTTATGTTTACAAGGCGACATAGGAGACAGATACGTCCTTAACGGTATCCATCCAGTTTTACTGGTGACAAAAAGGCCTCGGCACACGGGCCCAAATGATCGTGCTATGGCGTGAACGCTACCAAGAACCACAAACCCATGAAGAACATAGTAATTAAAAGAAAAGGACAAGAACAAGCTCAAACCATATCTACTCAAAAGAACAAACCTCAAAATAAGAAAAAGGGGAGAAGACCTAAAGTAGATAATATGACTGCTAATTATGGTAAACAAATTATATCCCAAATGAACAAAGGATATGGTGCCACTTTGAAAATGTATCCCAGCACTCAAAACTTTGCAAGAGTGTATGGTGACCCTTTCCTCAAAGAATCAGCACGTTTACCAGCCTTTCCCATTAGAGCAACTAAGATGCAAAG